CATAAACTTTAAACCCACGTTAATGGATAATGACGAAAATGAAACGAATTCTAAAGGAAAATGTTGCCACTTATTGCCTTATGCTCGCAATGTTTTTCAATCCAATAGGGTTCGACATAATGTTCAAAGCAATTTTGGATTACACAAATTCTTATTGGATTACCACAGGAATTTTCTATTGTATTTCAGCATTGTTCTTTGGGTTGTATTTCTTATTACGAAGTAAAAAATGAATATCAAAAAACTTATCAAAAAAGTTCTTACAGAATCGGTGGAAAAACCACTTATCTCAGAACACCTTAATTATCATATAACAAATGAAGTTCCATTAAATGATAATATCTTTAGATTTGGTTCTGAGGAATTCTTTAATGTTATTCAAGAAGCTCGTGAGTTATATTACGAGGGAATGGTTGAATTAAGTGAAGATGATGTTGAACTTGTTGAATCTGATTTTGGAACACAGGTTAAATTATCAAGTGGTAGAGTTGTTTACTTGGATACTCCGATGGAAGAATCATTTATTTCTGAAGCTGAATATAACGGAAAGAAAGTTGAACTTGGTAAACCAAGAAGAAATACTGGTGGTGGTAAGAAATATGTTGTTTATGTTAAAAACCCATCAACAGGTAGAGTTAAGAAAATTTCATTTGGTGATGTTCATGGTGGATTAACAGCTAAGGTATCCAATCCTAAAGCACGTAAATCATTTGCTGCAAGACATCAGTGTGCTAAGAAAAAAGATAGATTAACGGCTGGTTATTGGGCATGTCGTTTAAACCGTTTTGGTTATTTGTGGGGTGGTAAAACTTATCCAGGATTTTGGTAATATGAAACCGTATAAAGATAGAAAATTAACAGAAACTTCAAAGATTAGAGTTTTTAAATCCAATGTTGATAGTGGTGAACTACAATGGCATCGTGATAGAGAAGATAGATTGATTGAAGTGGTTCAGGGTGAAGGGTGGAAATTCCAAATGGATAATCAATTACCAATAGAATTAACTGAAGGACAAGTATTATTAATCCCTGAAGGAACTTATCATAGAATTTTTAAAGGAAAAACTGATTTAGAATTAAAGATTGATTTTATTTAGTGATTCTATCGATAATCAATTCCATAAGTCGTTTTAAGAAATTACCTGAAATTGTTATTAATCCAAATGCTGATAATGATTTAACTAACATTTCAGTATCTTTCATATCCCAAATACCCTCAGAAACAGCATCATATATCATTGGTATAATCGGAACCAAGAATGCGTAACTTAACATATTTGTTACAGTAAATGCTGATAAATTCAAACTCTTTAAAAAACCTGCTAAAACAGTTTTAAGTTGATTGGCTTTGATTGCACCCAATTTAAATGGTTCTTCAAGTCCATCTTCTTTAATCTTTTTAATAATTGATTTGGTAAAACTTCTTTCTTGAAAGAATATTACTGAAGCAATACCTGCGGCAATTAATGATAAATCTTTTTCAGTTAATTCAGGTACCTGTCCATTTAACCATTGCATAATTGGCCCCATGAACCCTCCGATTGCCGCTCCCCATGTGAGCATCATCTTTAAGTTTATCGAAGCGTGAGATTTGGTGTCTTCAATAATCTTTTTTGTTAGTTCAACACCATCCTCTTGAACTTCTTTAATCCTGTCATTTATTGCTTCAAGGATAATTTGTTTTTGAGATTCTTTAATTAGATATTTCATTATATTTATAAATATATGAGTAAGAAATTAAATCCTGAACTTAAACCTGGTGATAGAATTGTAATCATTGAACTTTTGGGTGAACCTCAATTATCTTTTGGTGATAGAGGAACCGTTACTAAAATTCAAAGTGGCCCTGGATTCACTCAGTATGTTGTTAAATGGGACAATGGGTCAAGTCTTTATTTATTGGATGAGGATAAATGGATGTATGAGTCTGAGTTTGATGAAATGAGAGAAAGAAAAATGAAAAAAAATATACAAGAAAATAAATCGACTGATTTAACACAACATGCGATGTTAGTAAAACATTTTAACATGTTGTTTATAAAAAGATATCTAAATAAATTAAGAGAAGCTAGTGTTGTTAATATGTTTGCGGCGGCACCATATCTTTATATGGGTAAAGAAAGATTAGCTCATGAACACAAGTATAATGACACTAACGAAGCATTTGATGAATTAGTTGATATGGCGGATAAGGCTCAAGGTGAAATGGTAAACGGAGTAATCAGTATACTTGAAGATGAAAATAAAGAAGTAACAGTGGAAAATATTAATTCTGCTTTAAGAAGATACGCTCCAAAAATTATTTCGTTTTACGCAAATTATTTCTAAAGTAAAAACAAAGGATTTCTTTCACCGAAATGTCCACCAACAATATTGTAGTAATAATATTCTAAAGCATCTTCATAAGACATATCTTTTTGTAATGACTCAAGTATTTTATCACGTGAATAAAGTATTCTTACTCCATTACCAAACTCTTCAACAATTCCTGTAATACAATCATCAAATCCGTCTAATAGAATTGCTCCTTCGGCTAATTCTTCTACTTCTTCTTTTGTCATTTGTTTTTATATTGTTCTAATGTGATTCCTTCGGTGTCTTTATCACTAATTCTAACTTTAAAGTTAAAACCTCTCATGTATTTGGTAATAATATCTTTTACTTCTTCTACGGTGTCCCATTGAATACATCCTTCGTGTTCTTTAGAATAATCATTATCTACTAAGTAGTTAACAACTGTTCCACTTTGAAGTGTCAAAAATCCGTGAGCGTAACCTTTTGGAATATATACCGATTCACCTGAGGTTAAAACAAATGTTTCAAGTTTACCAAAGTCCTCACTTTCTTTATCCAAGTTAACAACAAAATCAATTATTTTTCCTTGGATAACCGATAAAAGTTTTGTTTGAGCCATTGGTTCATCTTGATAGTGTAGCCCACGAAAGACAAATATATCGTCGTTTATACTAATGTTTGATTGAACCCACTTGTCAGAAAGTTTAATTGGGGTAAAAGACCCACGATGGTCTTTAAAAACTGGTTGTAATAGTTGATAAGGTTTTTCCATGTGTAAAATATAATAAATTAATATTATTCAATCAACCGTATATTTATTTAGAAAACAATTATATATGAGAAACGCATTTTTTTTAAATATTACTGAAGAAGAAAAACAATCAATACAAGATAGACATAGAAGTCAGTATGATGGATATGTTAGTCGTGGGTTTAACACACCAAAAGAACAAATCCTTAACGTGGAAAATTTGGCGTTAGATGAAAAAGGAATTACTGTATCTAATATGGGTGAAGTTAAAGAATATACAAACAAAGAAGTTAACCGAAAACTTAAAAAAGTTTGTGATGAGTGTAATGGTTTATATGAAGGTGAAATGTGTGAACAGTGTTCATCTATGAAAGAGGGAGAACAATGTGAGCAATGTGGAACTGAAATGAAAGAGGGTGAAACATGTGAGTGTGGAAAAGGATATACTATGGAAGAACTTGAGGAAAGTATTAAATTAAAATCAAAGGCTCCATTAGTACAAGAAAATATCAGCGAATCATTAAATTGGTTTAAGAGAATTTTGTAAAATGAACATCAAAGAAATAGTTGATTATTACTATAATCCAAAATCTGAAATACTACAGGTTAGTTTCAGATTAGAGGAAGATGGTGATGATGAAATTAGAGAACATGAATTTGAACTGGACTTTATTGAAAAGTCCGGTTTTTTCATTTTGGAAAACTATGATTATGAATCAAGTGATTTCCCAATTATATATGAAGAAGATACTGATGAACTTATAATTGACGAGGAAGCGTCAGATGAAAAAGAATATGAGGTTGATACAGATGAACTGACATCATTTATGGAAGAATATTATTCAAACAATCCAAAAAAAATTCCACCGTCCTTCTTGTTCTAAATTATCCACTTTTTTATTGGTAGAGTTATATTTATGTAATAATGATACACGACGTTGATTACATAATTTCCCTATTTCAAAAATTAACAACATCTGACAAAAACAGAGGTGATAAAAATGAACTTGGGGAACAAGACGCTGCGGCTGGCGGTGGTGGAGGTGCAACATCTAACACAAATAAAAGAGGTAGTAATTGGGATGAGTTATATGTTTTAACTCGTGGTAAAGCCAACATGTTAGGTAAGAAAGGTGAAAAATGGCAATCAGGTGTTAAACGTGGTGTTGGAAATCAAGTTTGGTAATATGGAAAATAAGAAAAAAGAATTATTAGAAAGAGTATTGTTGTTAATGAAATATAACAACGAAATGACGCTCACTGAAAATACTGAAATTGTTTCAGAACAAACCTTCAAACCCAAAAGTCCTGCAGAAATAGAAAATGAGAAAGCACTTGAAGCTAGCCAGGGAATAATAAGAAAAGGACTTGCGGCGGATGATTATAAAACAGGGAACGATTACTGTAATAGAGGTACGGTTAAAGATTTCCAATGGGAACCTAACAATTTAGATGGTAATGAAACTTACAAAGGAAAAAAAGGATATTGTCGTCTTTCAGATTCTAAACAAAGAAATTTAGCACAATCATTAGGAACAGGTTACGGTGGTGAATGGAATATACCAACCTTTATAGTTAAAACACAAGATGAATGGTATGCAGTTTTTGCAGTGTGGTTGGCTGAAATGGTTGAAGTATGGAAATTCACTAACTTATATTTGAATAAATCGGGATATGAAGGTGGTTGTGAAAAAAACAAATTATCGGTAAATTATAATGGGAAAGAAATGTCTCTTCAAGATTTAATATCACGTTATTTACCTGATATTAAATCTGGTAAACTTACAAAAGCAATTAATGAACAAAGTACTGAACCAAGATTTGATGGGACTGAACTACAAAAAAGAGCAATAGCTTGCGGATGGAAAAAATCAACTGTTAATGGAGTTATTGCGGACACTTACGGATATGAAAAGTCTGGATGGGAATGTCCTAAGACTGGTGATATAAAAACTAACACAGGGAATGCTCCTCAAAAACATATATATAAATTTTTGTGTTATAATCAAGATTTAGCGGTATATAAACCGTTTTATAAAATAAATTATGGAAAATTGACATCAAGTGCTGGTAGATTGTCTAGAACATCAATTAATAGATATACCGGTTATATTCCGTCTTACGCTGAAGTAATTAAAGCGTATGGTTTTGGGGGTAATGTTAAAAAAATTATAACTGCTCTAGATTCTGCTAAAAAAGACGACTTTTTTATTGGTGCAACAAATGTGAAAGATGGTAAGGTGGTTGGTTCAGTGAGTACAGCCAATGCAGGTGATATCCACGACGTACTTTCATTATTACAAATTGTAAGTTTAATGATACCTGTTGTTGGCCCGTTTGTTTCTTTAGGTTTAGGGATTGTTGATAGTGGAGTATATTACGCTCAAGGAGAAAAGAATATGGCGGCATTAACTTTAGGTTTAAGTATTTTATTTGATTTACCAATTCTAAAGGCCGGATTTGGAAATATTGGAAAACAAGCAATAAGTAATTTGACTGACGAGGAAATAGTTCAAATGTCAAAAGCTCTTTTAGAAAATAACACTAAAAATTTACCTGAAAATTTAGATGTAATCCTTAAAGAGCTCGAAACTGAAATGGGGAAAAATCCAGCAGTTCGTCAACAATATGAACAAGTGGTTAAAGAGAAATCAAAAGAAATATTAGGTAATAAACAAATTGTTAGTAATTTATCTCCTAATTCTAAAAGTGCATTAAATCAAGCGGCTAAAGGTCAATTAGCGGGTAAAGTATTTGCCGCAGGTACTATTGGAGCAGGATTACCTCTTACTGCGAAAGGAGGTTATGAAACTTTTAAACCTTTAATTAGAGGAAACATTAAAACACAAGTTGAAGCTGAAGGGTATAAATGGGAAACTGTTAAACAATTGTTTGGTTCAAACGGTAGTGCTGAAGATAATAAAAAGTTATCAGAAGCATGGGGTTTTAGATGGAGACCAGGACTTGAGGTACCTGAGGAATATCAAACTGAAACATATAAACAAAATAAAAAAAATGAAATAGAAAAATTGGCTCAAGAGTTATCTAAAACTCTTGGACTTGATAACTCTGAAAAGATGGAGCCAATTGATGTAAAGACAATTAAACCAATGATGTCATCTTTAACAAATCCTAAAATTATAGCGACAAGAGATTCTTTAGAGAAAACCTATGATGATTATGAACAATATTTAGGTTCTGATGAATAATATATTGTTTTTTTAAATAAAAGTATATTTATAAATAAAAAGATTATGAAACAAGTTTTAAATGAGGAGCTTTTTAGAATCCAAGAAATAATGGGTATTAAAAAGACAGACATAATTGAAGATTTTCAATTCGAACAAAATGATTTAATATCTGAACAAGTGGGTGATTTAGTACAAGCAATTGCGGATGTTGGAAAAAGTTTTGATGACAACGCGATGAGTGTAATTGATGACGTTGTTAGTCGTGAAACAAGAAATTTATCTTATCGTAACACTATACCGAAAACATATAATACTTTAGAAGAACTATCAGCGGCAATTGTAAAAAAAGAAATTCCGGAAGCAGTCGTTGAAACAGTTTCAAAAACAATAATGAAACAAATTATTGGAACACCTGAAGGTGCTGAACTTATTGCAAAAACTTGGTTTAAAGACAATGTGGGAACAAACGTAAAGAATGTTATCACAAAAATAGAAAGCGGCGCTAATTTACCTCCTAAATTGGTTTTTAAAACTGCTGACGACTTTGATTTATTAGTAAAAGAAATTAAAACTGGGGATGATGTCCTCGATAATGAATTAAAGGCTGCTTTAGATGATGTGTATGGCAAACCTTTAAAAAATGCAAGGACAGAAGCGGAAGATGCAATTGCAAAGGCAAAAGCTATTGATGACCAATATGATAATATTCGTAGTTCCGTTAGAAATAAAATTAAAGGTGACCCTTTATTATCTAAAAAGAAATTTGCTGATTGGTTTGGATATTTTGAAGATGAAACTAAACGTAAAATCAAATCAGAAGGGGAGTACAAAGCTAGACAGTATTTATTTGAACAACTTCAAAAACCATCTATTTGGGGTAGAATTAAAAGTGCGTTCCAAGGTGAGAAATGGTATAAAGTATTAGAATACGTTAGAAAAAAAGGGGTTACTATGGGGGTAAGTGTAGGTTCTCTTATTATAATTGGGGTAGTGGTTTATTATGCGGTAGAGGGATTATCAAAAATTCCAGAAACTGTTGATGAATTACGAGAGAAACCATATACAAAAATTAAAAAAGTATATCCCTCAACTGAAAATGCGAGTGAGGCAATTTTAAATGCATATCTTAATGTTGCAAAACCAGACGATTTAGAAAAACTATTTTTAAAGGCAGATGGTTATGGAGTTTCATATAAAACTTATGAAAACGAAGCTCTTGGTCCTATTGAGGAATTAACTGTTGAGACCCCAACTAATACTTATAATTATAAGTTATTCAAAGATGATAATAATAAAATAACACCAACAATAACACCAAAAGGTGGTGGTGACCAAAAAGAAACAAACAACCAAACTAAAGAGACAATTAAAACATGGTTAACCGCAGATGCTAATGGAGAACATAATACCGGTAAATGGGATATTAACACGTTAGGTGATATACTCTATGACGCAACAGTATCACCAAACAAGGCAATTGCTATTGTTGGTAATAAACAATGGGGTATGACATATAGTAACAATACTTGGAATTGGGATTAATTAAATAATTAATATGGAAGAAAATATAGATATATTAAATGAAATAGGTCCAGGCGGTTCAGGTGGAGGGCCAGGAGGTTCAGGTGGAGGGCCAGGAGGTTCAGGTGATAAAGGTAAAGGGCCAGGAGGTTCAGGTGATAAAGGTAAAGGTCCAGGCGGTTCAGGTGATAAAGGTAAAGGTCCAGGCGGTTCTGATAATAAAAAAGAGGGTAAAGGACCAGGCGGTTCTGATAATAAAAAAGATTCTGGTTCTAAGGATAAAAAAGATACTGAAACTAAAAAAGTTGAATTCCCAATTAATACTATTGATAGGTCAAATAAATTCAGAAAATGGTTAAAAAGTTTTCGTTATGGTTTTTTTAGCAAAAAAAATATTAAAGATATTATTTCAGATATAAAAGATGATGCTGATTCTATCAAAATTGCTTGGGAAGAATATGGTAATGAGTTTATCCAATTCTTACTTAATTCTCCTAACTCGGCTTTACAATCGTTAGGTAAACAAATTAAAGATGAAAACGAAAATTGGTTAAAGACAGGTGAAGGGGTTGACGTTAGTTTTGAAAAAGCAATTGAGTCAGAAAAAAGAAAATGTGAGTCTTGGACTTTAGGTAATTTATTTGAAAAAAAATATAGAAGAGAAGGTGTTGAAACATTAAATCAAAAAACTAGAGAATTTATTGAATGGTCAGGTGAACAAGGTTGGTATGGTAATTTAGTACCATCTGATTTTTGTGGTTTTGATGCTAATGATATTAATTGGGATGAAAATGTTTGGATGGATGAAGATGGTAAAGAACATCAAATTTACCAACACCCAATTGTTAGATTATTGTCGTTACATAAAGTTTGGATGAGAGACGAACTTACTCGTGTTGATAGAAAAAGTGATTTATTTACTAAGTTTTTAAAAGATAGTGGTGAAGAAGTTACACCATATATTTCAGGTGGTAGAAGTGAAGAAGGAAAAACTAAAAATGTTAGACCTTCAGATACACCAGCTGACTCAAGTGCTGAAGTAATTTTATCAGCAGGTGCTAATAGAAATTTATGTGTTAATTTAAGAAATGCTTTAAAATCATCTTCAGATAGAAGTGAAACAGTTCAAAAGGCTATTCAAATGTGTAATTCAAAAAATTCAAATTGGTTAAAGACGGATTTGGAAAGTAGAGTAAAAACTAAATTAAGAGTGTTTCAAGAAGGTAAAATGATTAAAGAAAATATTCAAACCAAATTAAAATCAAAGAAAAATGAAAAAACTTTAATTTCATTATCTGAAGATTTCCAAAAACAAAACTTCAAAAAATTCTTTGACGGACTTAATAATTTCAGAAAAACTAAAAATTTAAACGAAGCAACAAACGCAGAATTTGAAAAATCATTTGATGTTATTTTCCAAGGAAAAGAAACTGAATTTAAAAATAGAGCAATTGAGTATATTTTAAACAAACTACAAGTACAACCAACATCAGAAATGGGAAAGAACATAAAATCTGAATTAGAAAAAGTTTCAGCTAAAGATATGTTTAAAAACGAATATGATGTTCCTGAGGCTATTGCAACTGCGGTTACAAAATCTGCACAATCATCTTCAAAAGAAGAAGAAGGATTAAAAGGTATTGTATCTCAGTCAATTAAGTTTGATGATAAACAACTTAAGCAAGGTGTAAGACAACATCTACAAAATTATATTGAAGGTGTTAAAACAGATATCAAGTCACTTGAAGAAAAAATTAAAAAATCAATTATTGAAAAATAATTAGAAACTTTTTTGGAATTCAATCCAAACTTTTTGTAAAGACTGACCCACAGAATCCGAAAATATAGTAGGTTCTGTGGGTTTTTTCATTAACTTCATATTAGTCTCACTCAATAACTTGTCCCCTTTCTTCGAATTACACGTTATACAACACGTAACTAGGTTATCCCATGTATTACCCCCACCTTTTGATTTTGGGATAATATGGTCGATTGTAAGGTCTTTTTTACTACCACAATATACACAGGCATTATTGTCACGTCTCATGATTCTATGACGATTAACACGTATTCTTCTTCTGTTAAAAGAAACGTAATTTAAAAGACGAATAATCAATGGTCTAACAAATTTCATAACACCGCATACAACTGGTTCTTCAGATGATTTAACAATCTCTGCCTTTCCTTTATATACTAAATTAAACCCACGGTTAAACGATGTTACATTTAAGGGACTATAATCTGAATTAAGAACCAATATTCCACTCATAATCACAAATATATTAATAAAAATTTATTGAGACAAATTGAATTTTCCAATAAGTATTATTATACTTAAATTGTTATGTCGGAAAACAAAATACAAATATCTGAAAAATATAGAAATGATGTTAAAGGGTTAACTCATGATAAACTTATACTAGTTCCTTTAGAGGTATTAGAAAGTTTACATGATTTTTATACATGGAAAGAATTTATTTCAAATCCAAACTTTATTGAGGAAAAATCATCTTCTATAATTGAAAAATACGATAGAGTTAAATTTTCGTTTGATGACGCTTGGGATAATTATAGTGGAACACATTTTGGATATTAATTATGTATTGTATTGTTAAGTATATTAAGGTCGACAAGAAAGAATTACCTGTTATTATTTTAAATTCTCAGGACGAAATTTTAGAATTTGATGCTGAAGAAAAGGCTGAAGATTTTAAATCTATTCTTCAGATGAATTCTGACTCAGGTTACAGATACGTTGTCAAGAAAATTTGATGGTGTAACAAAAAACACGTATATTTGTGACAAATAATTGCCTTCGTAGCTCAGTAGGATAGAGCAACAGATTTCTAATCTGTGGGTCAGGGGTTCGAATCCCTTCGGGGGTACCACATTAAAAAAAGGGTTAATATTGACCCTTTTTTTATTTTTTAAACTATTTATAAATCAGTTACATAAATTTTAAAGAAAGAAAAAGTGAAGGAACTAGTACCAACGATTATTACCTCAGTTACATCAATTGTTATAGCATTAATAACTGCGGGGTTTTTCAATATGATGAAGGAAAAGAGAGCAAAGCAAAGTTCAAGAAACAAACTTTCTCAACAAATTGAAACAGATGAAATTGTTCACTCTACTTTAAGAGAAATTAGAAGAAAATATAACGCTGATAGAATATATGTTATTCAATTTCACAATGGTGGTAATTTCTATACATCATCAGCAATGCAAAAAGCGTCTGTGACATATGAAAGATGTTCAGATGGTCTTGAAAGAATAACTGAAAAAATACAAAATGTTTTTGTAAGTCATTACAATTGGTTAATTAAACAAACTATGGATGACGGATTGTTTATTCACGATTGTGAACTTATCCCTGATATTGCAACGAGAGCTTTAATTAAAAAGTTTGGAACACAATCTATGGTTTCATTACCAATTATGGACAAAGAAAATCATTTAATAGCTCTTCTTTGTATGGATTGGGTGTTCAGTGAACATGTTGAAGTATATTGTGAAAATGAGGAGTTTACAAAGAATTTTAGAGAGGACTTCAAAAAAGACACTCAGTCAGTTAGAAACTTTTTGATTTAATAATCTAAATCAAAGTTTGGGTTACTAGCCGTATTACCAACCCATCCTGCTGTATCTATTTCATAGAAATATTCAGTATTATATTCTAAATCTTCATTTGTCTCAACTTCTATTGCCATCGGTGATGCGTATACTAATATAGTTTCATTTGTATCTTCAT